CAGGAATTGCCGTTTATGGGTATATTCGCCGGTAAGGACTTGCGAGAAATGTCAAAGCTTGAACTGATGAAGGCGGTCATAGCACTGTCCCGCCAACACACGAAAACGCTCAAGACCCGTATGGATGATCTAGAGTTTTTTGTTGCTTGAAGACATGAGGAATGACCCGTTGGGTGGTTCAACGGGGGAAACATGATAGCTGTCATGCATCCCAGTCCGCCTCTAGGTAAAGACCGTCTTGCAGACCCTAGTAGGCGCATGGTGGTTCGAATCCACAATTCCTCGATTTAATGTAATATTCAGTTCAGTAACAACCGTATCGCTGTGATAGCGAAACCGAATGATTGAAAAGAGCAGCGGCTAACAGTGCCATTCGTCAAAGGCCAATCAGGCAACCCAGCAGGCAAACCGAAGGGGCCTAACAAGTCCACGAAGCTTGCACGGGAAGCTATCACTGTCTTTATCGACGGGAACGCTGACAGGCTTCAGGGGTGGCTTGACGAGATTGCTCAGACGGAAGGCCCCAAAGCGGCGTTCCAGTGTTTCACTGACCTAATTGAGTATTCCGTCCCCAAGCTTTCCCGCACTGAACACTCAGGCATTGACGGCGAGCCGATCCAACATGTGAGTCAGATTCGCCTTGTGGACATGAGCCAGAATGAGTGAAGTGACGGTCCAGCTTCCCCCGAAGCTAAGGCCGATCTTCCTCGGAGCTGCTGACGTCCGTGGCGCTTATGGCGGGCGAGGTTGCTGCCATCCTGACACGCTCATTGACACGCCGAATGGGCAAGTAAAGATTAGCCAGTTCAGAGGCGGCAGCGTTTATTCTGTATTGGACGGTGAAGTCGTCATTGCCCAAGCTACTCCATCCATAGCGTATGACGAACAGCAGATGTATTTGCTGACTCTTCTTGACGGTCGGTCAATGTCGGTGACGGATGAGCATCGGTTTCTGACGAATCGAGGCTGGGTTGAGCTTCAAGACTTGACGATGGCTGATTCGGTTTACGTGGCGTGCCCATCCGGGCCCTTCCTTCCGGCGACCAGTTCGGGACACACCCTTTCAGCGTCACACGAAGATGTTCCGCATTGTTCGGGAACAGTCGAAGATTGTCAGGATGGTTATTCTTTGGATTCCCATCTATGTGATCCACCACTTCTGTGCCTACAAGGTAACGTCCAAGCTTCTTCTCCATCACGAGTCGGTGAACCCCAACATAATTGCCATGTTTCGATGCCCTTGGATGTCGTGGCGTCCTCGAATATAGGTAACCGTTCACTTCCTTTATGCCGCCAGTCCAGCCAACGCGCTCTTCCCGAAGTGGCGGAGAAAGATTTTGTAGCTTCGGGAAGTTGTAGCGCCGGTAAAGCTTCTGAACAGCCTTCGGAGTTATACCAAGACGCCGAGCTATCTCAGCAGAAAACATCCCTTCGCGGGCCATCTCAAGAATTTCGTTCGCTCGGTCTTTGTCACGACAACCTGAAAAGTCAGGGTGGAACGAGGCGAACAATTCCCGGCATGCCTCAGCGCGGCGGTCACGATAGTTCATGGTTTTCTCCTAGTTGTGTGCACGACCTCCATAGATTGATAGGCATTAAAAGCATTTGCAAGCACGACCGCCTTGTGTATTGGGATTTGCATGTGCCTGTGCTTGAGAACTACCTATCAAACGGTATCGTCAACCACAACTCAGCAAAAACCCGCAGTTTCGCGACGATGGCTGCTGTCAAAGGCTTCATGTACGGCAAGCAAGGGATCAGCGGGATCATCCTTTGCGCTCGCTTGTTCATGAACTCACTGGAAGATTCCAGCTTGGAAGAGGTCAAGCGCGTCATCGCCGTTGAACCATGGCTGGCCGATTACTACGATGTCGGCGACAAGTACATCAAGTCACGCGACGGGCGCATTTCGTTTGTGTTCGCCGGCTTGGATCGCAACATCGCTTCGATCAAGTCAAAGGGGCGAATCCTGCTCTGCTGGGTCGATGAAGCCGCGCCGGTCAGTAATGACGCCTGGTCAACATTGATACCGACGTTGCGAGAGGAAGGCGCTGATTGGAATGCCGAACTTTGGGTGACATGGAACCCGGAACGCGAAGTCGATGCGGTAGAGACACGTTTCCGCAACTCAGCCGATCCGCTAATCCGAATGGTGGAATTGAACTGGCGCGACAACCCGAAGTTCCCCCAGAAGCTTGAACGCGAGCGTTTGCGTGATCTGGATGAGCGCCCAGACCAATACGATCACATTTGGGAAGGCGGCTACAAGAAGTCGGTTGAAGGCGCCTATTACGCCAAGGCACTCGCCGAAGCCAAAGAAGATGGGCGCATCGGCAATCTGTCCGCTGATCCCTTGATGACGCTTCGTGCATATTGGGACATCGGCGGAACAGGCGCCAAGGCGGATGCTTGCGCAATCTGGATTGCCCAGTTTGTCGGCAAAGAAATCCGCGTGCTGGATCACTACGAAGCACAAGGTCAGCCGCTTTCGGTGCATGTTGCCTGGTTGCGTGCGAACGGCTACGCCAAGGCGGAATGCGTCTTGCCTCATGACGGCGTGCAGCACGACAAGGTGTATCAGGTCAGCTATCAGAGCGTGCTACGCGAGGCTCAGTTCGAAGTGCGCGTTATCCCGAACATGGGTGCGGGCGCGGCGATTCGGCGCATTGAAGCCACGCGACGTGCGTTCCCTTCCATGTGGTTCGACGAAAAGAAGACAGAAGCGGGCCGCTCTGCGCTCGGCTGGTATCACGAGAAGCGCGACGAAAACCGCAATATCGGTCTAGGCCCGGCTCACGATTGGGCGTCACATTCGGCTGACGCGTTTGGCCTGTGCGCCGTCGATCACGTCACGAATGCGCCAAGCAAACCCATCCACCTTGATTTCACTACCCAATTCACCCGTGAAGGCTTCGGCCAGCGACAGGAGATATTCCATGGCTAAGCCTCCCGCGAAGGGTTCCAAGACCTACTATCCCAAGGAACCCAAGTCCAAGGCGACCGCCAGCGCCAAGCCCACGGATGCCTGGACTTTGAAGATGCTTGAGCGGGCGCAGGACGCGCTTACGTTCGACTCCGAACAGCGTCGCCAGTGTGTGGAGGATATGAAGTTCGCCTTTGTCGCGGGCCATCAGTGGGATACGCATCTCACCGCCAAGCGCAGGAACAAACCGAACTACGAGTTCAACCGTCTGCGTCAGCTGATTCGGCGAGTTACGGGTCAGCAACTCAAGAACAAACCGGAAATCAAGTGTCGCGCCACAGAAGACAATGATGTCGATACAGCCGAAGTGCTCAACGGCATGATCAAGAATATCGAGGTGCAGTCGTCGGCAGAAAACGCTTACGACACCGCGTTCAACTGGGCTTGTGGTGGCGGATATGGCGTGCTGCGCGTCAAATCAGAATATGAGTCGCCCGACACCTTCGACCAGTGCTTGCGCATTGAGGCAGTGCTTGATCCGATGACGGTTTATTGCGATCCGGCTGCGGTGAAGTTTGACCGTTCGGATGCGCGGTATTGGTTCATTTCGGAACTGATCCCGACAGCGGAGTTCAAGGAACGATGGCCCGGTCAGCAGGTTTCTGACTTCAACGTCACGATGAGCGATGACGATTCCTGGGCGCGCTTGTGGTCTACCGAAGACATGACGCGCATCGCCGAATATTGGTATTGCGAAAAGGAATCCAAGACGATCCATCTGCTATCGGACGGATCTATTGTCGATGCGGACGATTGGGACGAATACGCCAGCCTGTTTCAGAACCCTCCGACGATTCCGCCTAACCCTGACGATGCACAGCCGGGACAGCCACCAGCCGCGCCACAACCAGCCTTCCAGCCGGTGACGATCAAGCAGACCCGTGAAGTCGAGGTCGATTGCATCTATTCCTGTCCCGTCTCTGGCTATGGTCAGCTTGAAAAGCCGTCGAAATGGGGTGGTTCGATGATCCCCATTGTTCCGCAATGGGGCGATCTGATCAGCATCGACGGCAAGCAGATCTATTCTGGCATGACGCGATTCGGTCGTGATTCGCAGACCATCCACAACTTCGAGATGTCCTCGATGGTGGAGGTGGTAGCTAAGCTTCCAAACAGTCCGCTCAAAGCCACGCCAGCGATGATCAAGGGGTTCGAGTCGTATTACGAACGTCTTGGGTACGATGACCCGCCTGTCCTGTTGTACAACGTGGACCCTACCGCACCCGGTGGCTCGCCAAGCCGCGAACCGATGTCGCAGATGCCGACCTCGCTAGCCAACCTTGCCAACATCACGGTTGACGAAATGAAGGCCACCACGGGCGTTTATGACGCCTCCATCGGCAATCAGGGCAACGAGACATCGGGCCGAGCCATCATAGCGCGTAATGCGCAATCGGACACCGCGAACTTCGTGTATGTCGATAATCAAGTCAAGGCGCTCAAGCGCTTGGGTGAAATCCTGGTTGACGCTATCCCGCATTACTACGATGCCGAGAGGTCGATCCGCATTCTTGGCGCTGATTTGGCTGAAAAATACGTCACCATTAACAAGATGGTTACGGCTCCGGATGGCTCAGAGCATGTCGAAAACGATCTGTCGCGTGGCAAGTACGATGTGACAGTCACGGTCGGCAAGAGCTTCGATACCGCACGCATGGAATTGGCCGAGACCGCGCAAACCATCGCGCAGGTTCCAGGACCTGTGGGAGCCATCGGGCAATACCTGTTACTCAAGAGCCTGGATGTGCCCGGCATTGACGAGGCGGTCAACTGGATCAGGATGGCGCTGGTCAGGCAGGGCATCATCCCCCCCGGTCCGGATGATCCGCAGCCGCAACCGCAGCAGCCCAATCCGAAGGATGTGGCTCAAGCCCAGCACCATCAGGCGCAGGCTGTTTTGGCTCAGGCTCGCGCGCAGGAAATTACCGCAAAGACGCCGGGCCAGATTCAGGAAACCGAAGCCAAGACTGCGGCGACCGTAGCCGCTATCCCGGGCACCGAAGCGGCCGGCCACCAGACGATGATCCAGAACGGCCAAACCTTGATGCCACAACAGGGCGTTGGCATGGCGATCCCGCACGAAGAACCGCTACAGACGCCATTGGCGCAGGAGCCTTATACCGGAGGGTTCCCGCAATA